AACCTGCGTTAACTTGCCGTTCTCATGGAATCGGTTAACTACGCTTTGCGGGTCGATCAGCTTCACCGTAGCATCGCCCGTCTGGTTGCCGTCCTCGTCTCGTGGGATGCCTTCAACAAGTCCGTATAGTCTCTGATACAGGGCAAGCTTAATACCCGCTCTCTTCATAAGGAGCGTCCAGTCGGTGCCTTGCCCGTCCGCATCTCTACTTATGCTATAGGCCGGGCTTTGCGGGTCATTCGGTTGGCCTAAGCCGCCCACCTGATTTTCTTCCGCCCATTGCCTTTCGGTTTCCTCTTCAGCGTTGAACATCGTACCTACTAAAGAGTCTATCCCCGTACTAAAGTCAAGTTGCGGGTCGATAATCTTCTTACGCTCGTGGTACGCCTCGTTCGTTTCCCTTTGTTTCTTTTGGGGTAAGTGCTCTACAATGTTTTCCTCGTCAAGATACGTGCCGTCGTACATTCTAAGGGTATAAGCCCACTTATCGGCATTCGCCCTGAAAATCCCGTCTCTGTTGTCGCTCCAATGATGCTCTCTCTCTTTAGCCATTTTTTAGTAATTTATGTGTGCGATTTGTGGTTTAGAACTCTTTGTGTGTTGCAGGTGCGTTGCTATGTATCGCAAGCTGTCAACTATGTGAAATGTCTCTTTATCCTCTATCTTTTCGGTAGGTTCGCCGTTCTCGTCTAACTCTCTACTGTAAGACTCTACACTGTCGATAACTTCTTTTAAGTCCTCAAATACGTATAGGTTTTTCATCTTGAACATGGAATACAGCCTGTCAATCCCTACTTCCACGTCCTTTATCGGGGGCTTGTTTATATGCAACCCGCCTGCCTTAAATTCGTCTCTCCACTGATCTTCACCCCACGAACCACCGTAAGCCCTTAGTTCGGGTTCGCCTTCTTTGATATGGTTAGCGTGCTGTTTGGCTGTGCGGTTCCCGGCCTTGTAATATTTGTAGATAAAATACTCGTCTGTTTCGGGCTTCTTAGCCAGGAACACCGCCACCGTATTCACCCCGCCAAAGTCAACCCCTATATATCTTTGCCAATGATCCGGGATCGTGAAGCGTGGAACCTTGTGGTCGTCATTGAAGCTGTCAAATATCATTCCCGCCGGACGGCTAAATATGCCCCTGTACATCATATTAAACTTCCATGCGGGCATCCTCTCTTGTTGTCTCCTGTATTCCTCTTCAGGAAAGGCCGGGTTCATCTTACTGTCAAACTGTATTAAGTCTATGTGCTCTCCATCGGCTTTGTCGTGTAGCTCGTTTTTAAGCCATCCCAACACGTAGGGCGTTGTAGTTAATAAGACTCTCCCCTGATGAATGGCAAGCCTTCTCTGTATAGCCTCCCATGATTCGTACTTGAATTTCTTTTGCCCGGCCTCGTCTAACCACGCTGCCTTTGCCGTGGCCGATTCCAGGGAGTCTGGATCTAGTGCATAGCCAAAGAAGATTTTAGCTTTTATCCCGCCCGTGTCTAGGTGGAAGATCCGTTCGGCTTTCTGATATTCTCCAAACGCCCCAAATATCTTTAGAAATTCAGGTAGTACCTTCTTTTGCATAAGCGGGAACGTCGGGGCTACTACCAAATAATCACCGCTTCCACGCTTCTTGATCTCATTCTTTAGCCAAATTGGCCCCAATATAGTTTTGCCGGATTGCGTCCCGGCTAAAAGAAGTATAAAGCGTGCGGTGCTGTTAAGGGCTTTCCATTGCCCTTCATGTGTCTTAAAGCTGTACTGGTTTTTACTCTTCTTGACTATTGGGTTCATCTTCTGTTAGTGCGTCAAATAGGCTAATTTCTCCTGTTACTTGTAAGGAGTCGTTATACATCCCTCTTATCCTTGCGATTTTGTCAACGGCATCTTTGGCATCGTGTAGCTCTATCTCAAACGTCCGGTTCGTTACGGTCTCATCATCATCTGTTGTTCTTACCGTGTCGTTCTGCTTAATCTTTTTAATGAGCTGTAAATTGTCTTGAGCGCTTTCGGTGCTAACGTCTAACGATTGGGAGTAATCATCTGCTTTAAGGAAAGGTGCTATGCTTCCACGCCCCCAATCTGTAAGCCTTTTTAAGACTTCATTTGAGGACATGCTAACCTCATTGATGCGTTGGTCTATGTAGTCTTTGATATAAGGTTTTGCAAGGTTTTCGCAACCTACAGAGCGCAATGTATCCTTGTTCCCCTTGTATCCCGCAAGTTCCGCCGCCTTAGTAGCATTCCAGCACTGAATGTACTCTTCTACAAATATTTTCTGCTTATTAGTAAGGTTGTTTTCTTTTTGCGCTGCCATCGTCTCTCTTTTGTTAGTTGTCTATCTTATAGCAAAATCTTCCATTACTTCTCTTAGTCTCCTGCCCGCCTCGCAATCATCAGCCCAGCCCTTATACATCCGGTCAATATCTTCCGTCCTGTAAACCTTATTATCTATCAGATACCCGTATTCCTTATGCCACAAGGCGCCTTCCCACTTTTCTTTTTGCTCTTTACTTGCGGGCTTTGGTTCTAGTCTTGAAACGTGGTGATCCTCAATATGGTTATGGAACCACTCTTCTTTTTGTTTATCGAAGCGCCTCCATATTGTTATTGGTTTAGTCATGGCTTGTCGATTTCTTCAAAGTAGGTCGCTATAAGCACACCGTATATACCGCCATATAGCATCCACCCTTGCGGGCTATTTACCACCTCGTTCTGTTGTAAATAACTGGCAACTGTGGCAACTAAAAGAGCAAAAATGAGCGGTAATATTATATATCTAATCATGATGTCAACCTCTTTGCAAACGGTTGGAGTTTAGCTTCAGGGTCGTAGCCGGGCATCTTCTTTCCGCGCCCTCTATATTCTCTTTTTAGTTCCTGCAATTCCTCGTAGCATTCATTCTCTATCAAGGCGTTTATGATGCTCTGATTGTAAGAGTCTCTACTATCGTCTAAATTCTTTTTCGCCTGGTTTACGAACTCTCTGTTCTTGTCGCTCATTTCCATTGCAAGTTTTTTAATAAGAAGTAGAATGCTACTGCTAGAACTAGGAATAGCCACAGCGGGGCTAAAGCCAATAACCATGACTCTAGCATCCCGGTGGCTTTGAGTGCAATCCCTATGAGTTGTAGGATTGAAAGGCTTAGTAATATGGTTTTTATTTTGTTCATGGTTTCTTTTTAAAATGGGTATCCGGCAGGACTCGAACCTGCATGTGGAGGTTTTCTTAGCGTTTCTGGTCCACCGTCAAAAACGTAAACGACTGCGTCTACCAATTCCGCCACGGATACCCAATACATTAAAGAACAGCACGCTTATTATAGCCCAAACCTCTTTACGTGCTTTCGCAGGGTCTCATTAAGGGCATTGCGATTTATAAAAGGTTGATTCTAAGAGCGCTGTAGCAAGTAACAGGTTAGAAGTTTTAAGACTAACTAAAGCCCCTGCCTTCACTAAGAAGCGGAACCAACGTGTTACCCTAACTATACTAATTTTATAACAAAGATGCAAAAATAATTTGCCTTATTTGTTAAATTATTTGACTTATAACAAACTACTACCTATCAAGTCAGGGCGTAATCTGCTTTGTATTAGTATATGTGTTCACTTTGTAACAGGGTTGGTTTGTATGTGTTATACGGCGGGATAAGTTGATTGGCCGCTTTCGCTATCGTGGCGGCCTCCTCTCTGCCTACAAATCTATTCCCGCTTGTTAGAAATCCCTGCGTTGCGTCCGGCTGTCTTGTCGGTATGCCTAACAAGGTAGCGGCTATGGCTATTATATTATCATGCCTATAGCCACAAAGTACAAAGCCTGTCTTTATGTTTACCGGTTGCCCATCGCCCCTCCATGTAGGCTCATGGTCGTTATAATGGATGGCGGCGCATAGTATGTGTTCTTGCCTGTTATCCATCAGAACGGTAAGTCGCTATCATTATCCTGGCTAACGTTGCTTTGCAATCCGGCTTGCTCTTTATGTTGAGACTGGTTATCACCCTTGCTATCTAGCATTACCATATTCAACGCTTTGATCTCTGTTGTGTATCTATCATTACCGTCTTGATCTTGCCATTTATTAGTTTGCAAGGAGCCCTCAAAATAGACTTGTGATCCTTTCTTTAGGTAATCCCGACATATTTCTGCAAGGCGTGCCCATGCTACGACCTTATGCCACGTAGTGTTTTCTTTGTATTCGCCGGATTTATCCTTGTAACGCTCCGATGTTGCCACGCTCATGTTTGCAACGGCTGTGTTATTATGTGTGAAGCGAACATCAGGATCTTGCCCTAAACGTCCGATTATCATGGCTTTATTTAAACTGCTCATTGGCTATCCTCGTTTATTGGTTATCTGATACCATTTCTATTAATTCAGAAGC